AACAATATTATCAAAAAATGACATAAATATTTCCTTACAAATTAGGGTGTGCCGTTGATGAAAGGTGTAACACCAACGACACGAGAGTAAACACATGGCGAGTGTTTGTCGCATTTATACAGCATAAGATAATAAACATCAATTAAAAAAAATAAACACCTTGAAAATATTTTAACTAACTAATTGATTTATAAATGTTCAACTGTCAAGGATTACTTGACTACTGGTTTACTTTTCAATTTTTTTCAATTGCTCAAGTGTTAATTCTTTCCCATTTTCAACAAATCGTTCCAGCTTTACGCCCGATCTAAATATTTCAGCTTTTCCTTTTCCTAATGCTTCATCTTGTTTTTCATGTGATTGTTTACGCAACCATTCATCATAATTGATTGTTTCGCTAATTTGCCCATCAAGTGATGATCTTGTTCCTGGTGGTGGGTCTTTCATTCCCATTTCTTTCCACGATTTTAAAACAGGAACGGTGCTTGATCTGCATCGAACGTGAATAGGCGGATATGGACCTTTACCTAAATCAAACTTTTGACCATCGTATGATTTGCACAGGGTTGTTGTTTTAAAATCAAGCGTAGCTAAAAATTGCCAGCCTTTTATTAAATCGTCATTGGCTTTATAAAATTCTTCGCTTGCTACATTGGTTGCGTGTGACATTGCAGTTGATACTAACGCCTGCGTTTGACGTGCGTTAAGTGAGTTAATGCCATCGGTATATTGCAGTGCTTTCGTGCCGGTGATACGCTTAACCACGTCACTATAAGATTGCCCTTCAACTAAGCCGATACGCACAGCGTCCTGTATGCGCGTGTAACTATCTGCATCAAGTTTATCAATCCATTCTTTAATCAGTTTTCCCTGCAATGGTTTTGATTCAATCGCAGCAAATAACGTCACTGGTGCAACTGCTACCATATCAAGCACAACAGGCGTTGAATCATCAATGGCTTTAATTTGCCATTCTTGCTCATACTCTGCTGCGTCTTTCATGTTACTGATTAACTCTTTACCGGCTAAATCATAACCTTCATTTAAAATCGCCCGCACTGATTCCAAACGCGCGTCAATCTGCTGGATTGTCATTTGGTTATCAAGGTCTAGCGTTTTTAATTGTTTAACCAAATCTTTTTCAACAACACGCAACAAGTCCATGACCTTTTTACTTGTTGATGAATAATATCGCTGCAAATAAATTTCATGTGCAATTGTTTTATCGCGTAATTCTTCGTTAGCCGTCATGATTTAATCCTTTGTTTTCTTTTGATTATAGCACTGATTATAGTATAATTTGTTTGTGGTTCGCGCCATTTGAAACAAGAGATTAAACAAAACCGTTACTTTATTAAATCGAGGTTCATTTCTTGACCTGCGCGAACGATTTAAAAAGAGCGGTTTTTTTTAGTGAGTAAAAATTATGAAAGAGTTTAAGCACACTCCAGCACCTTGGAGCGTTATTGATGGCATTGAAGGCGGTTATGTAATGGTAGTTGGTGGATATTATTCCGTTGCTAGAGTATTAAAGACCAAAATCGACTATAACAAATTACGAAAATTAGAAACTGTAAAAGCCAATGCAAAACTGATATCTGCGGCACCTGAGTTGCTTGAGGCTTTGGTTGAAATGGTCGCGTTTGGAACACAACAAGACTGGGATCATGTAGTGATTGAAAAATCTAAATCTGCAATAGCCAAAGCAACGCAATAAACTAAGCCCGTCTAAACAACGGGCTTTTTTTTTTACAACATCCCACCAGTAGCAGGCATAACTGCAATGCGCTCCATCTCATCGTCAAACGATACGTCCTGCATGATAATGTCACCAGCGACAAGGTTATCGAATAGAGTTTGATGCGATATTGAACCGCTTTGCCAAGCCTTAACCAAACTATCCAAGTCCTGAGCTGTCATGCTATTCGGTATAAAATCACGGTTTAGCTCAACTTTAACATCACCAGTTACGCCTGACCAATCGCGCAAATACTCCATGACGTGCGTCAATCCAATGCTAATTGATTGTGAAATTGAAGCCAGTACACTGTTTTCACTTGATCTGTGAATATTAGCCGTTTGCGCTGATTCTGCTGCGCGTTTTTCAGGTGCTAAGATTCGCGCTCCAAGCGTTGCCATCATTGCCTCTTTTGAGCGCAATGCTTCACGCAATTCACCCAAACCTTGACCAGTAAATTCAAGATAAAATGCTTTTGATTGTGGGTCTGGCAATAGCCATGCCGTGCCGCTACCGATACGAAGTGACGCGCTTTTATCGTCTGAATAATATCCAGTGACTACGGGCGTAGGCAGTCCAGTAAAGTGCAAGCCATGTTCATAATCGGCTGTGGTTCTGTAATGCGATAAATTTACGTCAACAAGGTCAAGCAATGGTGGTTTATCCACGCAGGGTGAATTATCTCTAACCCCAAAAAACTCAAACGGGATTTTGTTAAGTGGTCGCCCGTTAATTTGTGGATAAATTTCATCCACTAAAATAAATTCACCGCGTTTGTCTTTGCGGAAAACACGTTGACGATAAATTCCACCATCGCCTAAATCAAGAACGCGCCATTGTGGTTCGCATTTAGATTCAAACTCATCAACTGCGATCTCGTTTTCTTCTTCAAGCACAACAAGTGTTAACTGTTCAACGTTGTTAATGCGCCCCGTTTTCCAGTTTATAATTGATTCTGCATCGTACATGGTCGCGTAAGGTCTCGCGCCTTGTGCCTGTGCTTGTGCAAGTGTTACCGCGTTAACAATAGGTGGAAAATCGACAAGCACGGCACAACGTCCGATAGTAATAACTTCTTCGCTAATGATTTCAGCAAATTGATGCAGTGATAATCCGCCCATTGTCACGTCTGCAATAATATTATCCATTGCTGCAGGTGCTGTGATGACTTCGGGTTTAAGGAATAACATTCCTGTCAAGCCGTCAATCGTTCTTGCTGTGGCGTTGTAATATAACGCGCGTTGTTTGTAAGCGTAATATTCCGCGTCAGTTTGACCGCTTAGGCGTGGAAGGTATTTGATACCGTACTCGTGTATTTCGTCTTGGCCTTCTGACGCATGTTCGCATCGTTCCCATATTTCATAATATTCGTGATACTCGCTGTGTTTTGTATCGACTGCCATTTTTATATTCCTGTAATTGTAGCTAAATTAGGCCTATTGTGCAGTACCGGATATTTGAACGCAATAAAATATCCACTGCTATCAACCCAATCATCAATGGCTGGGTGAGCTGTAAACTTTTCTGGCTCTAATTTATCATCATAGCCTTGAGTTTCAAGCGCATTGGTTAAGTTTGGGCATTTATCTGTGTTAATAAATAACTTATGGTGTGAAAGCAATCCATTATAAGCGTTAATTCTATCCCGTACTGCTGGATTAGCTGGATTATATTGCAGTTGATAACCTGCTTGTCTAATCATGCCAATATCAGATTGGCTTGAATTTGTTTTTCCTGCTTTACCGCTTGCGTCAGGATAAACGATTATTTTTCTATCACCATAACGCGTTAAATTATTAATAAAGTCTTGCGTATCGTGTGAAACAAACTCGTCAACAGCGATAGGAATATTATTATCAATGACAAAAGTAACAGCACAACAACCACCAATATTGAAATCAATTGAAACATGAATGAATGTATCGCGTTCATTTAGTTCTCGCTGTGTGTGGTGTCGTTTACGATCAAAAAAATGATAAACTTTGTTTTTGTTTAACGATACAAAATCGCCCATTAAATAAAGTTCGGCTAATATTGGGTCGTAGTTGGCTAAAATCTGCTCTGCATAATCTTTAGGTAAAAAAGGGTTGCTATAGGTGCTTGCCTTGTATAAAACATAGCCTTTTTGCTGTAGTTTTACCCATTTATGATAAACAAACCCATTGATTCCATTATCAGGTGTTGTCACCACGCCAATAGTATTTTTACCGTCAAACTTTTGCCGTGTTCTTTCTGTAATTTTTCGCCATACTAAAGCCGCTTTATCCATTGGCAATGTATCAATTTCATCAACTATTGAGTGAGCGACTTCAAAAGATACAATTTTAGATGGATTGTCATAACTACGAAAAATAATAAAACCATAGCCAGCGACATCAATTTTAAATTCTGATTTATTGACATGGAATTTTAAACCCATCATTGCTAAATCTTCTTCAACTCCGGGCATCGCTCTTAATCGTAATAAATCATAAGTTGGTAAAAATATACCAACGTTTACGCCTTTATTTTGAAGAAGTAATAACACCGCCCGCATTGTTCCTGCTCGTGTTTTTCCGCTACCCAATCCACCAACAATAGCTGGATAAGGTTCTTTTGAAAACACAAATTGTCTTTGCGGTAGCGTTAAAGGTATATCTGGCATTAAAGCTCCATTTCTTCGGCTTTAATAATGTGAATTTTTATAGGCGTTGTATCTTGCAGATTAGTGTTAACCGTCATCGGCAACACTTTACCAACCAACGTTAAAAATGCCGTTGGGTTTTCGTCAGCTTGCCTTGCTAAATAAGCCTGCCCTCCAACGTCATCTAACGCCCCTAGAATCATCTCTTTTAATTCTTTGGTAACTTTGTTAGGTACGCCTTTAACACGTCCTACGCCCCTATTTCCTGCTTTTTTTTCCATATTTCCCCCTACTGTGCGGAAACCCTATAAGGTATTTTAGCTTTTAAGCACATTCTAACCATTGCCAATATTGTCGGTTTTAACTCAAGTGGTTCATTTGCAAATTTTAAACGATTTAAAACAGCGTTTTCGCCTTTTGTCACCGCATATAAATTTTCAATATTAAAATTTTGTTTGTCGTTATCATAAAACCTGACAATCGTTTCACCTGTTATTTCGCCATAATGCTGCTCATAAATCAAACGATGCTTTAATTTCCAACGTTCTCTTTTTGTTCCTGTTTTAGCCACTTTAACACGAATATACCCATCATTATCAACATGCTCATCACCTAATGGTCGAGTGTTCCATGTTTCATTTCCTTTTTTAAATCTGCTTTCTGATTCACCATTGACGCCTTTTAATCCTTTATTCCAAGGCGTAAACCCTTTTTCAAACTGCCCGCTGTTCATTTTAAAATAGCAGGTAGCTCTTTACGTTCTGGAATATCATTAATGCGTGTCTGTGCATCAAGGACTAAACGTGCATTATCCACGATTGTACGCGCAATAATGGTCAAACTTTTTGAGCGTTCTGCTTCAAAAGCAAGTTGTTCAACGCTTAATGATTCTTCGCTCAATCTTTCCATTTGAGCAAATAAATGATTGTTTAAATCTGTCAGTGTGTTTTTCATTCTTGTTCCTGTTTAAGTTAACCATCAAGTAATTAAACCATAACCCGCAGTGCAAAATTATCAGAAATGCTGCGGTAAAAACTGCTCCCGTCTTTTTTTCGTGCGAGAGGACACGCGTTAGGTTTAATTCTTCATGGTTAAAAAACCACCACGCCATAAACTGCAATGAGTGGTGGCCGTGTTTTGGTTGATAGTTGCCGGTACTGATCTCCGGCTTGCAACATTGATGCAGCATTAAAAATGCCTTCTGATTTACGAGCGTCCCCTTCAGTTGCTTACAGAATTCGCGTATCAGCCTACGCATTAACTATCAAGTCATAACAGGGGAGGACTTACACCATAGAGCGTCAGCGTCATCACGTTAATGACCGCGACCACCTTAGAGCCAGTCTGTTATGACTTGATCGTGCTTGTCTTTCCAAGCTGTCACCAACCAACCCAGTTATTGATAAATCGCCATAAAGTGATTTGCTGAGTTGGTTGGTTAAAAAGATTATATTCTAAAAAGTAAAAAAATGTAAATAATAATTTACCATTGTTTTTTTAAAAGGTAACAGTTGCAAATTTTATCTGTTACCTTCCTAAAACCTATGCAGTTATTGGGCTTAAGTGTGTTTTTATATCAAAAAGGTAACAGATAA